TTTGGCAATTATGTAGGCGCACCGATCAAGCTTAACGGTGAGCAATATCTGATGATGAAGGAAGAAGACATTCAGGCCACACTAACTTAAAAAAAAGGAGCAATATGGTTGAAGCAAAAGTGGAGATTTCAGTTGCTCACTTACCAGAGGGGAGTCTGTACCGCAGAATTGTGGAACAAGCGACAAAGGAGAACATGACCCCGCTAGAAGTTATCTATCTTTTTGCGAAGGAAAGAGGCGGGGAAAAGATATATATGGCTCATCCTGCACATTTTCACGCTCCTGTGAGAACCGAGCAATGAAAATGATAGGTCAATGCTCTGCTTGCAAATTTAGCAGAAAAATAAGCAAGATTGCGGGAAGCAAGTATGTTTGCAAAAAGCCACAGCCTAATCCGCTATGGGATTACACATTTGCAGGAAGTTTTGGTTGTATTAATTATGAGGGCAAAAAAGCCGGGAAATGAAAAAAAAGAAAAAGAATTTTAGCAAAAAGCAAAACGCTAGATATTTTGCTATGAAGGACAAGAGGAAGAAAGACATTACGAAATACGGGAAAGCGTATGTTGACCCCCCTATTTATCCTGTCAAAAGATACGATGGGCAGGGGAATTTGATAGAAGAAATAAAAATCAATAAAACTTGAACATTTTTATGCCTTTGTAAAGGGTTAATAACTAAGGGGTTACGGGTAATCGTACTTTAGCCCCTATTTGTTTGCTAGTAACTGTTGACAAGGTGAACAAGTATTGGTAATATATATACATGGACATCAAGAACACAACTCAAACAGGGGGAAGTAAGATGGCAAGCAAAACCAAAGTTGAATTTGTAAAAGTTTTTAAGTCTGGATTGCTTAAGGGGCTTGCAGTTAAGGGGGAGCTTCCATTCCCAAGTTTTGGTGGGGCAGAAAACTGGATCAATAGCGTTCGCTGGAAAGTGGATCACGGACAAACAGATTATGCTTTGGATTCTGCAAGAATTCTTGAAGGAAGAAAAGTTGTACATCAATGGTTCAATAACTAAAGCCAACAGGGGGCTTTGCCCCCGCAACTGGGAGAGATGAGATGGAAAAGCAAGCTAAGAAGGAACGGGTGTGGCAGTGCAAAAAATGCAAAAAAATAGGGGGGGTTAGAAATTACCATACCTCCAGAGAAGAGGTTAATGCCCATACTCCGCAGTGTAGACACTGCCAGAAAATAACATCATGGGAACCTCTGGTCGTTGAAGTTAAAACATTCTTTTAAGGAAAAATATGAAAAAGTCAGTTGGACGGCCTTCTACCGGGGGCAAAAGAGTACAGATCAGGTTTAAGAGCGACAATCAGGTTGAGACTATTCGCAAGGCTGTGGAAAAGCTCAACTCAGGGACAGATTATAGCGAGGTTACTTTTAACGGTTTTGTTTCGGGGGTAGCGTTTAAGGAAGCTGAACGAATCTTAAAAGAAAAGGTTAAAACCTTGTTTCCCTAGTCTAACTGCGCGTTATTAATTTAATAGGAGGTATGGAAATGAAAAATTGGCGAATTACATACTTTGACAAACCGTTTGAAGAAAGAAAAACTCCGCAAGATTTCATGTGCGACGAAACACAATTTGATAACTATGAAATGGCAGAAGAAAAAGCAGCAATGCTTGAAAAATCGCCAAATGCTTATGATGTTAAAATTTCAATCTGGGATGGTGATTCTTGCATTGAAGAAATGAAGTAAGTCTAACTGCGCGTTACTAACTTTAATGAGGAGGTATGGGAATGAAAGCTAAAATTGAACTTTACGATGACAAGATCATTGTTGAACATCCACATCAGGGTAATCTGTCAGCGTATTTGGCGAATCCTGAAAAAATAGCAAGCCTAGCCGTGGAGGCTTGCATGGACACTGGGAAAACTCTTGCTCAGTGGGCTTTTGACAACAATGAATATCAAGCACCGCCGGACGTAATTGAGGATAAAGATGGAGACTTTACAGCCGAATATAAGCAGTGGATGTTTCAAGCCGAAGAGAATCTAGATATCTGCCTTCAATATTTATCACATGATCTTAGAAAAATGGACGTTTTAGAAAACATCGAAGAGGCAGAGGAGTATGTCAAAGCTGAACATGAGGGCAGTAGTGCGGTGTTCAAACTTTGCTTTGAAGCAGAAGTCTAACTGCGCGTTATTAATTTAATTGGAGGTAGGAAAATGAAATATAATTTTTATAGAAAAAAATTCGGCATAGCAATTTCGCACAAAAACTCTGGCATTATTGATATGTACGCCGGTACTAGCAAGGCCAAAATTTTAGGCGAAATTAAAAGCATCGCCGCGTCTAAAAACTTTAAGAAAAATGGCTTGGAAGGCTTGAAGGCAAGCACCAGGGAGACTCTGGAAATATATCTTTCTGCACTTACAGTCTAACTAACTTAATGAGGAGGTATGGAAATGGATATTTTAAAGACTTTTAATAAAATGAATTTAGATGAAAAAAAGGAAACAATAAAAAGTATAACGGTTTCAGTTTTATTGAGTGGCAAAGTGGCAGAGCGTATAAAACATTATTACAACTAGAAACTTTGGCGGGAATACACAAATTGGGAGATGACGAATAGCCTTTCCCCGTTACCTCGGTATGCCAGCACGGGTATATCTCACGGGTATACTTCACGGGTATACCTCACGGGGTTATCAAGGTTTGATTATATCAAGTATGATCTGCTTATGGAAGATGCTTATAAGGTCGAACCTAATATCAGAGAGAAATTAAGCGACAACTTCTATAGGGACGAGTTTGCTTGCCCGTGTTGTGGCGTTGCAGATATTGACCCTCTCCTAGTTTTAAATCTTCAAGAGTTACGTTCAGCAATAGGCCGATCCCTAGTCATCACTAGCGGGTATCGGTGTCAGGAACATAACGATAAAATTCCCCACTCATCCAAAATCTCATCGCACGTTAGAGGGTTAGCGGTTGATATATCTTGCGCTAACAGCCCTGATCGTTATGAGCTTGTTACTCTTTGCCTAAAGTTGTTTAAGCGAGTTGGCATATATTCGGGCTGGCTTCATGTGGATATTGATGAGGGTGAAGCTAAACCTCAAAACGTAATGTGGTACGGCTAATGTTTGATTTTACCAAAGGGAAATAAGTCATGGACTTATCAAGTATGTTCGCAGATCAATCATGGTTTCAAATAGCAGGGCAAATAGTTCTTGTGTTCACGGGACTCACTGGAGCCTTGCCAGACAAATTTGTTCAGAAGATTCCGGTACTAGGAACGCTATGGCCTATTTTTAATTGGCTGGCAGGAAATGTATTTAACAATATTAATCACCCGAAAGGGATGTCTGCTCAGGCTGATGTTGAGAAAGAAATTGATGAGGCGAAAGCTAAGGTTAGGGAGCGTAACGGTATGCCTGATGTGCTTAACGGGCTGTAGTAGTTTGGGGATGCTTTCTGAACTTGCCGCACCAGTCGCTAATTTCGGGTTGGGTCTTTATAACGCTGACACTTATGTAACGAAAGACTGCCAATGGTATGAACCCGTTTGGTTTTCTAAAGAAACAAAAGAGTGGTTAAAGAAAGCCAAGCCTCCCACAGTTGTCATATCTGACTTGGGGAAGGTTTCTTACAACAATGATCTAGCTTTAGAACTGTGTGAAAACATGGAAAAGGGGAAACAAGATAATGAAAAAACCAACTAAACCACGAAAGCCTCGGAAGCCAAAACCGGGGTATTAACCTTAACGGTTAAGAAGGTGGCAGGTTTACAGATTACAAAATTAAGGGTTGAGAGATTGGGTGTAGAAATTATACATGATGCGAACGATGTCATCTTTTCAGGGGATATCTCCTCTTCATTACCATCAATGGCTGAGTCAATGAACTCAGTTTCAGATGTGCTAGTGAAGGATTTAGATGGGGTAAGTCGGTTTCATGCACAGAGGTTTTATGTTAGATCAGCAGGAGCAAAAAAGAAACGTGAATAAATTAGCTGACTTAAAGCCAGATCAAAATAACGCTAGAAAGCATAATCCTAGAAACATTGGGATGGTTGCTAATTCTTTGCGTGAGGTCGGTGCGGCACGTTCAGGAGTTATTGACGAAGATGGGAACATCCTTGCTGGCAACGGAACTTATGAGGCACTAAGTGAAGCCGGGATCGAGAAGGTTAAGATCGTTCAGGCTGATGGTAATGAGTGGGTGGTTGTTCAGCGCAAAGGATTAAGCGAGAAACAGAAATTAAAACTGGCCCTGTACGATAACCGATCAGCAGAGTTGGCTGAATGGGATAAGGAAGTGCTGGCAGATATTGACCCAGAGATTATGGAGTCAATGTTTAGTACGGATGAGCTTGAGGATTTGCTGGATAACGTGGGTGGCTCTGAGGAACTTGACGGGGAGGATGATGTCCCAGAAGCCCCTGAAAAGGCTATTAGTCAGTTGGGGGACTTATACCAGTTAGGGCAACATCGCCTCCTGTGTGGGGACTCAAGTTCTGCAACGGAAATAAAAAGTTTTCTACCTGAGAATGGATGCGATGCTTTGTTGACAGACCCGCCTTATGGTATTGGCGAAAGCAAAGGCAAAAACAGATCAAGAAGTAAACTTGCGGTTGCCAAGGATTACGGGTTTAAGGAGTGGGACAATAAACCAGTAAACCCTTTACACTTGTTAGTTGTTCGTGATGTGGCTAAGCATCAAATAGTCTTTGGTGGGAATTTTTACGATCTGCCAGCTTCTTCCTGTTGGTTAGTTTGGGATAAAGAGAATGGTAATAATGATTTTGCTGATTGTGAGTTGGCGTGGACTAACTTAAAAAAGGCTGTTCGTATGATAAAGCATATTTGGAATGGGATGATTCGCAAGGGTAGCGAAGAGAGATTTCATCCTACGCAAAAGCCAATTGCTGTATTGGAATGGTGTATCGGTCATTTGCCTGATGATTGCAAGACAATCTTTGACCCCTTTGGTGGTTCAGGATCAACCCTGATTGCGTCCGAAAAGCTAAGCCGTAAATGCTACATGATGGAGTTAGACCCGCAATATTGTGACGTTATTGTTAAACGATTTAATGGCCTATTCCCTGAGATAGAAATACTGAGAAACGGTGAGGCATTTGAGCCAATACATGAATGAGAGCAACAAAAAAGCAACGGGTGGATGCACTGGGAAGGGATTTTTGCCGGGGCAATCAGGCAACCCAGCAGGCTTAAAGCCGGGAACGAAGCATGGATTAAGAGCAAGGCTTAACGCTGTTATGCGAAAGACCCCTAACGCAGATATTTTAAAGGTCTTGGCGGCAAAGGGAATTGAGCTTGAGCATAGTGACAACGCAGAAGTGATTGCAGAAGTTGCAAACCGGGAAGCGCAAAAGGGAAACATGAGTGCCATTAAGTTGATTGCAGACCTGACCGAACCGAAGCTACCAACGGATATGAAAATGGAGATAAACGGTGGCGAGAAGCCCATCAAGGTCTTAAACATTATTGGCGTTGTTGCAGATGACGGGGAACTTGTCCCAGAGGGAGAATATGACCGAGACTTTAATTGAAGAGGTGAGCGTTGAGATACCTGAGCCGTTTATGGATTTATATTCGACTCGCAGGTACAAGGCTTTCTATGGTGGGCGTGGATCAGCCAAGTCTCACTCTTTTGCTAAAGCATTACTTTGTGAAGGGTACGAAAAGAAATTAAGGATTCTGTGTGGCAGAGAGGTGCAACGCTCTATTAAAGATTCGGTCAAGCTGTTACTGGATGACCAGATCGAGATTCTAGGGCTTGGAGATCATTACACTTCTTTGCAGAACGAGATTAGGGGTGAGAACGGGACGGTGTTCCTGTTTGCTGGCCTTGGGGCAATGACCACGGATCAGATTAAGTCGATGGAAGGCATTGACAGGGTTTGGATTGAAGAAGCTCAAACGATTAGTCAACGATCTTTGGAAGTGTTGATCCCGACAATTAGAAAGCCGGGAAGCCAGTTGTGGTTTAGTTGGAACCCAAGGAACGCAAACGATCCGGTTGATAAGTTGTTTAGGGGGCAGGTCACTCCGAACAACGCAGTTATTAAGAAAGTAAATTTTGATGCTAACAAGTTTTTTCCGAAAGAACTGAACGATGAAAGACTTTTTGACAAAGAGCAGAAAAGAGATAGATACGCTCATATTTGGATGGGTGAGTATGAGCCAACGGCTATTGGAGCGATTTGGGATCGTCAGACGTTTCATCAAAACAGGCGTGAAGAGTTACCAACGATGGGAAGAATCGTTGTCAGCGTTGATCCAGCAATTTCCTCTGAAGAAAAGTCTAACGAACATGGAATTATTGTTTGTGGTCTGGGCGATAGCGATAAGCGTGGGTATGTGCTTGATGATGTATCTCGACAGGGAACACCTTCT